AGGCCGGCGAACGTCGGTTGCCGGAACAGGGCGACCTCGGCCGCGGAGAGGACGTCGCGGACGTGCGCGGCCTCTTCGTAGGTAGCAGCTCGAAGAGTGAGCGTCCCTGTCTTGGCCAGGAGGGGCCGGAGGTTGGCGACGGTTCCGCCGCCCAGGATGTTGTGCCGGACGGTGGGCGACTGGGAGGCCTCGTCGTAGTCCTCGAGGGCCTTGACGCTCGAGCGGTCCTGGGGCCGGACGGGCAGGGTGACGATGGGCGCCGGCGCTCCGCCCAGGGTGACGGTGCGGGTGAACGGCCAGGCCGGGTCGGTGCCCTCGAGGTAGGGGAGGACCTGGTCGGCGCGCTCGATGAGGACCTCGTCGACCTGGTAGAGCGCGCCGGCCGGAGGGTTGCCGGTCACGTTGTAGACGCCGGCGGTGAACTGGACGTTGCCGGTGTGCTCCGGCGGGACTGTCGCGGTGACAGTGCAGAGGGCCCAGCCGTTGGCGTCGGCGGGGCCGGTGACGGCGTCGACGCTGTTGGCTAGCCACTCTCCGCCGCCGACCTTGGGGCCTCGGAGGAGGAGGGAGGGGTAGGCGCCGGCGGACCAGGTGGCGCCGACCTTGCGGACTCGAGCGGACGCGGTGAGGCGGTCGCCGGGGACGATGCCAGGGACGGACCACCAGACGCGCGGGGCGGCGGTCGTGCCGTTGGCGGTCGCCTCGAGGCCGTAGGCGCCGGAGTAGGCGGCGCCGGCGGACGCGGTGAGGGTCGTGCCGGTGCCGGAGTAGGCGGCCCAGCCTGTCGTCGTGCCGGCCTCGAATCCTCCGTTGGTGCACAGGTTGGTCCTGGGCGCCTCGAGGTCGTAGCGGACGTCGCCCTCGAGGGCGGCCTCGTAGTCGACGACGACCAGGAGGCCGGCGGAGGTCTCCTGGCCGGGGAGTTGCCGGACCAGGTGGGCGCCGTTGCGGTCGGTGCGGGTGATGGGCAGGGCGCCGGCGGCGGCGCCGGCGACCTCGAGGCGGACGGCGGCCAGGTCGGGGAGCGGGGTCGCGGTAAACGTGCTCATGGGACGTTCCTGCCTAGGGCGGTCTGGGCGATGGCGTCGACGGTGACGGTGATGCCGGAGAGGCCCTGGCGGATGCCGGAGCGGATGCGGGCGAGTTCGCCGGCGGAGGGGCCGTCGACGCCCACGGGGACGTCTATGCGGCCGGTCAGGCGCCGGCGCATGTCGTCGCGGACGTCCTGGACCTCGCGGACGACCTGGGGCTTACCTCCGCGGAGGCCGGCGGCGAGTTCCTCGGTCGAGTCGGCGCCCTTGCGTCGCATGACGGCGACCAGGCGGGCGAGTTCCTCGTCGGAGGCCTTGGTGAGTTTGGCGACCAGGGGCGCGCCCTCGGGGCCTAGTTTCTCGAGTTCGGCCAGGGTGCCCTCGGTGACGCCGCGGCGGGCCAGGGTCGCCAGGTTGTCGGCCCAGGCCTCCTGGGCGGCGACCTGGTCCTCGAGGGAGGAGATGTAGTCGTCGACGGAGACCTCGACGGCCTTGGCGTAGTCGGTCCAGTCGTCGGTCGAGTCCTTGGTGCCCTGGGCGGTCGCGGCGGCGCGGTCGCGCTCTGCCTGTTCGGCGTCCGCCAGGAGGGTCGTATAGGTCTCGGTCGGGTCGACGAATCCCTCGAGGGCGGCGGTGAGGCCCTCGATGGCGACGGAGGACTCATCCGCGACCTCGAGGCCCTCGAGGGCCTCTTTGTAGGCGGCGGCGGAGGCGGTCGCGGTGCCGGAGGCGTCGGCCTGGTCATTCAGTCGGTTGTAGAGGTCCTGTGACGCCCAGCCGGCGGAGGTCGTGACGCCCTCGAGGCCGGCGAACTCGTCGGCGTTGAGGCGGATCTGTTCGCGGACCTTGTCAGCGATGGGGCCGCCCTCGGCCAGGGCGCGGACGTACTCCGACCAGGAGATGCCGGCGTCTTTCGCGGCGGTGCGGAATCGCTCGAGGTCGCCGGCGTCCTTCAGGGAGTCGAGGACCTGGCGGACACGGCCGGCCGCGGTGTCCATGTCGGGGTCGAGCTTCAGGTCGAGGAGGCCGGCGGCGAGTTCTTTGACCTTCTCGCGGGCCTCGGTGATGGACGTGACCAGGAACCCGATGCCGGCCGCCGCGGCGATGCCGCCGGCCATGCCCAGGGCGCCGAACCCTGAGAACGCGTTGGCGGCGACCTCCTGGACCGTGGACGCGACGTCGTCGAACGAACCGGAGAACGATGCCGCGGCCTCGCGGGACGTGCCGGCGGCCTCATCCTTGAACTCGTCGAGGCCCTTGGATGCCTTGTCCATGCTCTTGTCGACGTCGGCCGCGGACCGCTTGCTCGCGGCCGCGATTTTGTCCATGGCGCCGTCGACGCGCTTGGCGGCGGAGGTCGCGTCGTCGCCCAGGTCGTCGACGCCGGCGCCGGCCTTGCGGGCGTCCCGGGCGACCTGGTCGAGGTCGTCGCCGGCGCGGCCCAGGCGGTCGAGGTCGTCGCCGGCGGAGCGGGCCGCGGTGCCCAGGTCGTCGAGGTCGCGGGAGGCGTCGCCCAGGCGCTCGAGGTCGCGGCCGGCGTCGCCGGCGGCGTCGCCCAGGCGCTCGAGGTCGTCGGCCGGTGAGGCGAGGTCGAACTGGTCGGCGTCGGACAGTATCGAGACCTTGAGGTCCCTGCCCTTGTCAGCCACTCTGGGCCTCCCATACTTCGTCGACGATGGATGCGAACTCCTCGAGGACCCAGGCGCCCTGGGACCGGAGGGTGGGGAAGATGTTGTCTCGGGCCTTGCCCTGGAATTGCTTGGTGACGTGCGCGCGGTAAGAGCTCGAGCCGCCGCGGGTGCGTCGGGTGACCAGGGCGACGCGTTTTCCGCCGCCCCAGGTGGCGCCGTAGACGAGTTGTCGGGCGGACGCTCCGCCGCGGACGACAGGCCGGCCGCCGCCAATCACGATGGTCGGGTCCGCGAGTTTGCGGGCCTTGGTCGAGGCGGCCAGGGGCGCCGCCCACGGGCCGGCGAAGGTCTGCGCGACCTTGCCGGCGAGCGGGACGGCGACCCTGGGCTGGACCTCGGCGGAGAGGGCCTTCCGGAGGTCCGCCGGCATACGCCGGAGGTTCCGCGCGGTGACCTTGCACGCGCGCTCGAAGGCCTCGAGGTCTCCGCCGGCCATGGTCAGTCGGCGGGGTTGGGCGTGCCGGGGGCGTCGTCGTAGTCGGGGACGGGCTGGCCGTTGACAGCCATGCTCACGGTGAAGACGCCCACGGTGTCGACGGCGCCACCGATGGGCGGCGGGGCGATGGTGAGCGTTGCGGTGAACGCGGGCAGGCCGGCGCCCTTGGCGGGCTTGAACTTGACGCTCTTGCTCTGGCCGGCGTGCGCCAGGAGGTAGCGCGAGAGGGACTTCGGCGTCTTCCAGTCCTGGGCGCCCTCGACGTTGGCAACCCAGGTCGGGGTGCCGGACTTGTTGACGACGGACGCGGGGCTGAGGGACTTCCAGGAGAACGTCGGGGTCGTCGGGACGAACTCGACGCGCGAGACGTGGCCGGTGTAGTCGTCGACGTCGACGGTGAACTCGCAGTCCGTCAGGACGACGGGGTCGAGGGCGATGGTTGCCATGGGTCAGGCTCCTTACGGGGTGGGGACGGCGGGGATGATGGGGTATCGGACGGTGACCTCCCACGCCGGCCACTGGTCGTCGAGGGTGGCGCGCTGCGCGGTCGACCAGGTGACGCCGGGGGTGCGGTCGACGACGGCCAGGACGTCCTCGAGGAGGTCGTCGACGTCGTCGTCGGACTTGTCGCCGGTCGTGCCGGAGACGCACAGGAGGGAGCCGGTGTAGTCGCGCCGGCCCTTGACGATGCCGGGGACGACGGAGTCGAGGCGGACCAGGACCAGGTCGCCGGCGACGTTGTCGACGGGGCCGGCCGGCCGGACCTTGACGTCGGGCAGGCCGGCGGTCAGGTGCTCGACGATGAGGTCGCGGGGCGCGCTCATCCGATACCAGGCCGCCCTCGTCGAGGCCGGAGGAGTTGACGCACGGTCGACGTCAGGTCCTTAGCTCGAATGACGTAGGTGTCTCCGGCGATGACGTCGCCGTTGCGGCGGCCGGCCGCCCAGAGTTCGCGTGCCTGGTAGACGACGGCCAGGCGGTAGCGGACGGGCGCGGTGACCTCGACGCCCAGGTCGTCGACGGGCAGGACCGGGGCGAACTCTCGGCACTGTTCCTCGGCGGCCTCGAGGAGTTCCTCGAGGATCGGCGTGGGGACGTCGCCGGCGTCCTTCCAGGTCGAGGCGAGGGCGTCCGCTGGTGTGGCCCAGGCGGCCATGGTGCCGTCCTCTCAGGTCGTCGGGTGTGGTGGTGGAGTGCTCGTCGCGCGGGGCCAGGTCTGAGCCGGCAGGACCGCTAGGGGGACCGGTGTGCCGGCCCCGCGCGACGGCGTCGAGGGCCTGGGCTCAGGCGGTGCGGTCGACCTTGAGGACGCCGGCCGGGAAGTAGATCTCGGCGGGGACGTACATTCCCCAGGTCGCGACGTTCTGGCCCAGGTGGGCGACGTCCTCCTCCGTGGCGAGCATCGGGCCCGACTCGGAGAACTTCGCGGCCTCGTCGTTGGTCACGATCGAGGTTCCGGCCGCCAGGAACGGCGCGCGGGTGACCTCGAGGCCGTTGACGTTGACGGACAGGGTCGCGGCGGACGCGGTGCCGGCGACGTTCTGGGTGCCGTAGGCGGGATTCACCAGGCCGGTCATGCCCAGTTCCTTCCACACGTCGCCGGCGACCAGGACCGCGGTGGCGGGCTTGCCGGTCGCGTCCTCGACCTGGGCGGACAGGTCGAAGAGGAGGCCGGCGAAGGCGGCCGCGCCGGTCGCGCCGGTCGGGATGGCCGGCAGGACGCCGGCGTCGGTCGCGCCGGCCGCCAGGGCGGCCTCGAAACGGGCCTCGGTGTAGCGGGCCCAGGCGGCGTCCATGATGGCCTGGTACGCCGCGCGGTAGGCCGGCGACGTCCGGAGGAGGGCCTGGTAGGAGATGCGGGAGGCGGCGCCGGCCGTCTTGATGGTGCCCTTGCCGCTCGTGATCGAGACCTTGACCGACTCGAGTTCCTCGAGCTCGACGGTCTGCTCCGCGATGAGGGCGTCGAGGTCGCCGTCGAACTTCGGCCAGTTGACCTCCATGCCGGAGTCGGGGAGTCCGATGGACCCGCCCAGGGCGCGGATGGCCGGCCGGCGCGCGTCGAGGTTCATGATGATGCGCTGGCGCCACTGCGGGACCGCGAGGGCGGGGTTGTCCGCGAGGGTCTGGTCGACCAGGGCGAAGTCGGCGCGGAGGCGCGCACGGTCGTCCTCGGTGCCGCCCTGGAAGGCGGCCCAGAACTGGGTGGCGCTCGAGAACTGCGCGAGCGGGTGCGTGCCGCCCTTGCTCTGGCCGGCCTCGAGGACCTTGGCGACCTCGGCGGCGAGTTCGGCGGTCGTGGGCAGGTCGACGACCTGGGGCGGGGCCTCGAGGCCTGTGGACTGCGGCATGGTGGACCTTTCCTGGTGGGCGGACGCGGCCAGGGTCAGGCCGCGCGACTCGGAGAACGCTGGGTTGCGGACCACGCCCAGGTGGGCGGCGGTCCAGTCGGAGACCTCGCGGACGCCCTCGGCGTCCTCGACGTAGGAGTCGAACGCGGCGGCGACGGAGAAGCCTGTCTTGACGCCCTCCGCGACCTCGACGGCCAGGTCGCGTCCCCTGGTCGTGGCGAAGAGGCGCGCGGTCGCGGAGACCAGGGCGCCGGCCTGGTCGACGGACCAGGGCGCGGCCAGGCGGCCGACGACCTTGTCGGCGTCGTGCTCGTCGACGACGTCGACCAGGTCCTCGAGGTTGGCCGGCGGGGCGGTGAACCTGTAGCGGGCGCCGTCGCTCGAGGGGTTGGATGCCAGGCCCAGCGGGAAGGCGGGGCCGGACAGGGTCGCGGGCTTGTCGCCCTGGGCGGCGGCGAACGTCGCCAGGGGCGCCGGCGTGCCGGCCGGCGGGGCGAACGTGAGGGCGAGGGTGTGCATGGGTCAGGCCTTTCGAGTGGCAGAGGCGAGGGGCTCCTGGGCGGCGACGTCGTCGACGGTCCACAGGCCCATGTCGAGGCCGGCCTGCCAGGTCGCCATCCGGCCGGCGGCGTCGTCGCGGAGGTAGGCGTCGGCGTCGAACTCGGCGCGGACGCCGCGCGGCAGGAGGAGGCCGCGGACGTTGTTGCCGCGGACGTCCATGGACAGGCCCTGGGTAATGGGCGCCATCCACGGCCGGAGGGCCTCGAGGAAGTCGCGGCGGTTCTCCACCACGGTCGAGTAGGTCAGCGGGTCGCCGGACTTGGCGTCGACGGCGCGCGCCGGCAGGGCGAAGAGGCGCGCGACCTCGAGGGCGGCGTGCTCACGCGCCTCTGTCAGCTGAAGGTCTCGGGCGCTGAATCCCTGGGCCTGGTAGTCGATGTCGCCCTCGGTGTAGGCGACGCCGCGGACCTCGCGGGCAACCTCCCACTCGTCGAGGAGGGCGTCGATTTCGTCGTCCTCGAGGCCGGCGCCGGAGTTGTGGAGGATGCCGTAGGGGTGCGGGGCGCGGGCGTAGCGGCCGGCCGCGACCTGCAGGTCTCCGTAGAGGTTGAGGAGCGGCAGGCCCAGGCGTCGCAGGCCGCCCATGCCGGCCCAGTCGAAGACGACGTGATCGGCGGCGAGTTCCTCGTCGGTGTAGTGCCGGCCGTCGATCCACCAGGACGCGACGGTGTCGGGGTCGAGCGGGTCGGGGATGGCCTGGATGCGCTGGGGGTGGACGCGCTCGAGGAACGCGGTGCGCTGGCCGATATCGCGCTGGACCCGCCAGACGGAGCGGTCGAACCACACGCCGTCGTCGATGAGCGTCGCCAGGGACCGGAACATGGTCCGGCGCGGCTCGAACTGGCGGAGGAACGCGGTGCCTGGGGTCGCGTCGCCCAGGCGGTAGCCCGCGGAGTCCCAGGCGGCCAGGCGGAATGTGGCGATGGTCAGGAGGGACGCGCGAGCCTTGCGGACGGCAGGGATCGAGAGGGCGACGTCGCGGGCGACGAACTGGGCGCGGATGGTCGAGCGGGCCGGCGCGGTCGTCGTGCCGCCGGTGTCACCCGTGGCGAACCTGGCGGAGAGGGAGCCGGCGCCGGCGGCGAGTTCGGCGGCCATGAGGGCGGCGGGGCCTGGGCGGACCAGGCCGGCCAGGGAGGACCAGAGGCTCACGCGGCAGACCTCGCGCGGCGACGGGACTCGACCTGGTCGGCCTGGTCGGGGTGCTCAGCGGCGCGGTGCGCCCCGATCTGGGATAGGGCCTTACTCCGCTCCCGGACGGGCGCACCGCGCCACCCACAGCCTCCCCTCTCGACGTCGCACAGCGCAAGGTGCGACACGTCGGACGAATCGACGGTGAGAAACGGAGCGGCCATGGGAGACAGGATGCACGCCGGACCTTGACTCGTAAGGCCCAGACATACGCCGGGTGTTCACTGTCTCAGCGGCGGGCGCCTCTGACTCGAGGCTTGACCAGGTCGCGCGGCCGGGTGTCCCAGGCGCGGAGGGCGACGGTGCCGGCGACCAGGGGCGCGATGGACCCTGTCGACGTCTTGCGGGCCCAGCCGAATCCGCCATCCCCATAGGCCGTCGTCGTCGCGGCCCTGGTCGCGGCGGTGAGGTCGGACTGGCGGGTGTGCCGGAGGGACCTGGCGAACACCTCGCGGGAGAACACACCACAGGCCTGAGCGAACTGGGCGCCGGTGACGCTCGAGGCCTCGACGTCCTGGTGGTGGCGCGCCAGGGCGTCGACGACCTCGAGGGAGGCCGGGGACCTGGGGTCGAAGAGGACGCGGCCCTGGCCACGCCGGCGGGCGACCTGGGCGACCTGGTCGGGGAAGTCGCGCTCGAGGGCGCCGGCGGCCAGGACCTCGACCCAGGGCCGGGTCGCCTCGTCGCGCCAGGACACGGCCAGGGCGCCCTCGTCGCCTCGAGGGGTGAGGTCGAAGGCGACGCCGGCCTGGTCGGGGACCTCGACGCGGCCGGCGCCACACTCCTCCCAGACGTGGTCGGGCCAGACGCTCGTGCGGGCGACGGAGTCGCGCGTGCCGTAGGCGCGGGCCCAGCCGGCGGGGTCGTTGCGGAACTCCTCGAAGGCGGCCTCGAAGGATGCGCGCGACTGGGTGAACCCGTAGGCGGGGTGCCATCGGAGGATGGTCTCGAGGTCCATGGGGTCGGCGTCCTCGGGGATGCCGTAGTCGATGAAACAGACGCGGGTGTTGGGGTCGGTTAGTGAGAGCTCACCCATGGCGACGTATTCCGCGAGCATTTCCGAACCGTCGTCGCCGGCGGCGGAAACGATCCAGAGTTGCGCGCCAGGTCGCGTCGCCATTGTCGGTCGAATTGCCTGGCGCAATTCGGCGGCCTTGGCGGCGTCGTGCGCCCAGGCCTCGTCGACGAATGTGCAATCCGATTGTTTGGAGTGCATAGCGTCGCGTTTCGGGGCGAACGAGTAGAACGTCGAATGCAGGCCTTTCCAGGACACGCCCTCGGTGCCGGCGCGGCGGACCAGGGAGTATCGGCACTTCGGGGAGTCCTGGACGCCCAGGAGGCCCTCGGCCTCCGCGAGGTTGGCGAAGTGCTCCTCTCGCATCCAGGTCGAGGCGTCCTTCCCTGTCTGTTGGGTGAACCACACGCGCGCCCTGGGCTTGCTCAGGCACCGATGGTCGGCCACGTCCCCGATGAGTTTCGTCTTACCTGCCTGGCGCTGGACGCGGACGATGACGATTGAGTACCACAGGAGGCCGGTGTCGGGGTCGACCTCGAGCGCGACGTCGACGGCGTCGCGCTGCCATGGCAGGAGGGGCCGGCCCTTGGCCTCCGCGAGGACCGCGACCTGGTAGCCACGCGAGGGCCTCGACGACCTGGGCGTGTGCGCCCTGGGCAGGGCCGGCGCGATCGTGAGCGTCATGGGTCGACCTGGACCGGGGAGGCCTGGGGGCCGTCCTGCATGGCCTGCGTGAACTTGCGCCACTCGGCGTCGACGCCGTCCTCGGCCTGGTCCTGGGGGTCGAGGCGCTCGAGGACCTTCTCGAGGCGCTCATGCAGGGCGGCCAGGGACACGCCGGAGGCCTGCCGGCGCGTCTCGTCGTCGCCGGACTCGCGGTCGATGCTCGCGGCGATGGACCGTGCCTGGGCGCACAGGGCCGCGTGCCGGATCGGGTCGACGATGCCCAGGTCCTCGAGTTGCCGGAGCGTCTTCCCCACGCCCTGGTAGACGGCGCCGCCACGCTTGCGGCGGGTGCGCTTCGGCGCCGGCGCCGGCGCGGTCTGGACCACGAAGAGGGAGCCGTCGTCGGTGCTCACGCGCCGGCCTCCGGAGTAGCAGCTCGAGCCTCGAGGGCGTCGACGCGCTCGACCAGGGCCAGGACGTCGACCTCGTCGGCCTGGACGATGCGCTCGAGGGAGTCGACGCGGGCCTCGAGGATGCCGCACCAGGCGACCAGGTCGTCGACGGAGACCTGGACCCGGCAGAGGATGCACTCGTCGAGGGCGGGGTTTGCTTCGCCGGGGTGCGCCAGGTTGGTGTGCCCGCATCCTGGGCAGGCGGCGCCGGCATATGGCGTCGCCAGGGCCGGCCAGGTGCATACGCGGCCCTGGTCGCCGGCCGGCGGGGTGGGTGTTTCGATGGTCATTCTTTTATCCTTTCCCTAACTCACAAATGAGTTACCGAATTACGGTTTGGTGTCCAGAACACCAGGCAAACCCTTAAGGCTCCTGGGGAGAGAAAAGGGACACTCGCGGGTGTCCACGGTGGCCGGCGACTCAAAGAATCGGCGCGGTCGTCGGCCGAATCGCTCGAGGAGGAGCGCGTCGAGGAGGGCGCGCTCGTCGCTCGAGGTCTCGGGTGTCGTCATGTCCAGTCCGACAGGCGGGTCCGCTTGCTCGAGCGGCGGGCATGGCCGGCCAGGGATCCTCGACGACGGTTGCCGCCGGCGCGACAGTCAGCCTTGCGGGCGTGCTCGACCAGGCGGAGGCCGGCAGGGTCGCCGCCGGCGACCAGGTCCTCGACGTGGCCGGCGTCCCACTCCTGGTCGGGTGTGACCAGGTCGCCACACGCCCAGCACCGCGCGGTGCCGGCCGCGACCTGGGGCGCCAGGCGGGCACGCGCCTCCTGGTCGCGCCGGCCGCGGTGCCTGGTCATCGGGAGCACACCTTGCAGGAGCGGCCGCGGGTCCAGTCGAGGGCGACGCGGAGCACCAGGCGCGACGACCAGGTCGAGCCGGACTCACGGCACAGGGGATCGGTGCGACGGTGTCGGGCGTATGCGTTGGACGTGGTCACCCATGACCTGTCGGGCGGAGGCTCGATGGTCACAGGCCCACGTCCTCGGACCAGGCGCGGTCGGCGGCCAGGACACGGCCGGCCGCGACGTCCTCGTCGAGGTCTAGCTCGAACGCGAGGGCCTCGACGCGGCGGGCGCGGCGGGCGCGCTCGACGTCGTCGCGGAACGATGCCGGCGCGGGGACCAGGACCGGGGCCGGGTCAGGGCGGAGGCCGGAGGACCGACAGGTGTGCGTCCTGTAGACCAGGGCGCCGCACCGTGGGCAGGGAGGCGGGTGTGCTGAGTGCTGCATGGTCGGTGTCCTTTCGACAATCGAGGAGCGGAGTGCTCGGGTGACTGGTGGGCTTGCATGGCTCCTCGAGGGACCAGGGCTGGGTGGCGACTGGGTGACCGGCTGGGGCTGGGTTTGCTCGAGGTTGTCTAGGTGGCTGGGTTGGGGTGAGACAGGCTGAGAGGCGGAGGGGCTGGGGTCGATGCCTGCCGGAGGGAGGAGGGGTGGGAGGGGGCTCCCTGTAGCGCGCGAACTGATGAGTTCGCACGCTGCAGGAAGTCGCCTCGCTTGCGTGCCGTCAGGTATCGGGTACGGGCTGTGACTCGTCGACGGGGATTACTCGTCGACCAGGACCGGGGTGTGAGTGGCGGTGCAAGGGCGCCTCTGCGGCGTCCTCTCCTGGTCTGCCCAGGTGCGTGTCCGGGTCTGCCTTCACCACGCGCCCAACCACTCTCGGAGGCCTTGCTCACATCGGTAGGCTCGACGCCGCTTTTCGTTTCGTCGGAGTCGCGGCCTCCCATGTGACGCTCTGCGCGGCGTCCTGTCGTCCCTGGTCGGCCCAGGGCGGCCTATTCGGTTGTGGTTGGTGTCTCAGGTAGGGCCGGGCCGTTTCAGGCCGTCAGGCGGGCGCCTACGGGATTTCGTCGACTCGAGGCCGGCGGAACGTCCGCGGCCGGAGGTAGGCCAGGCGGTTCTGGCAGGCGTAATAGGACCGCTCGAGGCGCTGGGCGCGCTCGAGGACAGTGCCGCCGGCCTCGTCGAGGAGGACCTGGTCGTCGGCGTCGGTCCAGGGTTCGGCGTGCCGGCGCGCGGAGCGTGCGGACACGGCCTGGTAGACGGCGCGGTGCTCTCGTCGACGGGCCGGCGGCTGAGGCATGGGTCAGAGGCCCCAGGACGCGACGTAGGCGACCAGGGACAGCCACAGGGCCAGGAGGCCGGACAGGTCGAGCATGGGTCAGGCCTCCTGGTCGATGGCGGAGAGGGCGAGGGACGGCGTGGGGCGGCCCAGGGCCGCGTGCCGGAGGAGGTCGTCGACGGCGTCGCGGGCGTGGGTGCAGCACAGGCGCGACGTGAGGACGACGGGGAGGTCGTCGCCCAGGTCGACCAGGTCGTCGGCCACGGCCAGGACGACGGAGGCCGGGTCGTCGCAGTCGCGGCGGGTGCAGACGCTCGAGCTCGAGGGAACGGATGCGGGGTCGGGCGACGTCGCAAGGCCCACAAGGGCGGGCGACGGGGATTCGGAGTAAGGCATATGCGTATGAGACTGGCAAAACGGGGCGGGGCGCAAGTCGACACGCGGGATTTGCAGCGCAAACCCAGATTCGGCGGGCACAGTGGTCCCCATGCCTAGTAGGGCGAGGGGCCCAGTGCTCGGAGAGTTGTCGCGTGTGGTAGCCGACAACGTCCGGCTCATTTGCGCGCGCCGGCGTATCTCCCAGGTCGACCTCGCGGCGGTCCTGGGCATGTCCAAGATGAGCGTCTCGGACAGGTTCCGGTACATCACTCCCTGGACGCTCGACGACCTGGCGCTGATCCGTGAGTACCTCGACGTGCCGGTCGCGGTCCTCCTGGGTGAGGCCCTGTCGATGGGTGGGGAGACGGACCACGCCGGCCCCTTGCTCGTGTCAGAGACGCGCAAGGGTGGCCGGCGTGGACCAGGGCCCATGGGTCAGACGCTCCCGCTGGTCAACTTCTCGGAGGCCGGCTGAGCGGTCGTCGCGGTCAGGGCCAGGGGGACCTCGAGGGCGATCCGCTGATCGGCGGCCTTCTCCTCGCGGTAGACGCGCCGGACGACCTCCTCGATACCTCCGGAGAGGGCTCCGTTGGTGTTGCGGACGGCCTGGTCAGTCTTGGACTCGACGCGGCTGAGGGAGTTCTGCAGGAGGAGGGCGGCGATGACGGGGCCGGCGGTCGCGATGACGGGGCCGGACTCGACGTCGAGGACCTCGCACACGATGTAGGCGGCCAGGGTGACGACCAGGGCGACCAGGCCGCCGGCGAGGACGTAGTTGGGATTTGCCTTGCTGGGCGTGATGGACACGGGGGACCTTTCGGGGGTGTGGGCCTGGGGGTCAGGCCGGCGGCGGGGTGACCTCGAGGACGACCTGGGCGTCGGTGATGCGCTCCGCGAGGGCGACGCGGGCGCCCTCCTCGGCGGCGCGGAGGGCCTGGTCGAACGTCAGGCCGGGGGAGGTCTCGAGGGCCGTGATGACGGCGGCCAGGGAGCCGACCTGGGCTGAGAGCTTCTCGTCGCGGGCCCGGTCCTGGGCGGCCACGCGCTCGACCAGGCGGAACGTCTCGCGCAGGTAGGAGCCAGGTCCCCAGGTGGGGTTTGCCTTGGCGGCGGCGGACGTCGCGTCCTGGGGCGCGGGGATGATGTCGGCGCCCCAGACGGTGCGGGCGATTTCCTGGGCGGACGGTGCTGCCATGTCTTCAAGCCTCTCGAGTTCGCTTTGGGCCCAAGCGATTCCCTGGGACCAGGTGCGGATGGTTGCGGGCTGGCGGTGCGGGTCGGGGTGGGCGCGGCCCAGGTATCCCAGGCCGTCGTAGCCGGCGCGGTAGGCGTCGACCTGGTAGCGGGCCGGGCCGTTGTGCGGGCATCCGATGAGGACCAGGTGGGTGTGCTCCTCGTCGGCCGGCCACACGTTGCCGTCGTCGGGGTCGGCGTCGCGGCGCCAGGCGGCGGCGCCGGCGTTGCGGTACAGGTCGATCCAGGGGTCGGACCGCTGGACCAGGTCGGCGGCGCCGCCGGCGGCGTGGACGCCGGCGGACTTGGTTGCGGCGCCGGTGAGTTGGATGCAGTCGAGGGACTCACGGATGAGGCCCAGGGCCAGGCCCAGGTGCTCGACGACGGGGAGCCACGCGCGGAGACAGTCGCATCCGACGAACGCGCGGCCACCGATGACGATGCGCCCATAGCCGGGGGTCGAGGCCGTGGGGAGCGTGATGCCGCCCATATCAGGCGACCGGCCAGGACGCGGAGAACGGGAGCCACGCGGCGGCGGTGTGGGCGCTGGGGCCGTATCGCTCCGCGGAGACGACGCCGGCGGCGGTGACGACCAGGGCCCAGTGGTTGTTTCCGCTCGAGGCCTGTTGGGGCGCGATGCGGTAGGCCGGCCGCGCCTCGGCGGGCAGGGGCGCGGCCAGGAGGGTGACACCGCCGCCGGAGGTGAGGGCGCCGTCCGGTGAGACCTTGACCTCTCCGACCAGGTGGGCCCAGCCGTTGCGGACGATGAGGCGCGCGTCGGTGCCTGTGGTGTAGACGGTGACGCCGGAGGCCAGGGCCAGGATGGTCCAGGACCCTAGGTCGACCTTCTTGGCGGTCAGGGCGGCCTCGGTCGAGTCCGCGAGGGCCTTTGTCCAGTAGGCGATATCGGGGACGTCGGTGCCCTCGGCGTAGGTGAGGCCGTATTTGGTCGTGCTCTTGCTCATGGTGAGTTCCTCACTTGGCGTAGGAGATTCGGAGGCGGAGGCCGGACAGGCGGACGTAGTAGTCGCTCGAGCTCGACGGTGCGGGGCCCACGGTGACGGCGCGGCTCGAGCCGTCGAGGAGGTCGCGGACCAGGCCGGCTGAGGTCACGTTGACGACGCGCGTAGTGCCGCGCGGCCAGTCGCGGGAGGTCGCATAGGGGCGCATCGTCGGGGCGGTCGAGGGGAGGGCGGTCGCGTCGAGGTATCCCAGGACGACGTCGCCGCCGGCGGACGACCAGGAGTGCTCGAGCGTCGCGACGACCTCGACGCGGGACACGGTCGCGCCGGTGAGGGCCTGGGTGACTGTCTTGCCTACCTCGGAGCGGCGGCCCTTGACCTGGACAGAGTTGGCGCCGGTGAACAGGGCGGCGGAGCGTTGGTTGCCGTTGTATCCGCCGGCGTAGTTGCCCTGCCACACGTCGCCGTCGTCGACGTCGGTGCGCTTGGTGCCGTTGGAGCGGTAAGAGGCCGTCGAGGTCGCCGGCCATTCGGTGACGTAGGCCAGGCGCGCCGGCGGGGCCGGGTCAGGTACGGCAGGCTTCGGGGTCGTCGGGGTCGCCGGGTCCGGCGGCGGGGTCGTCGTGGCGATGGGGTCGGAGTCATTGCCGGAGTTGAGGGCGGCCGGTAGCCGGGTCGTCACGGCCATGGTTCCGCGGACCAGGTCGAAGGCGACGCGCGAGACGATGACCAGGCGAGAGACGCCGTCCTCGAGGACGACCTCGACGGTGTCGCCAGGGCGGAGCCAGTAGGCGGACACGGCGGTCAGGGACAGCGTCTCGGCGCGCGAGAGGGAGCGGAGGAGGATCTGGCGCGCGGTCTCGTTTGCCTGGGCCTGGGTCGTCGCGGCGGCGCGCTCGACGGCCAGGATTTTCCGGCCGGCGGGGCCGGTGATGGCGTAGTCCCCTGCGGCGACGTATGCCGTCGAGACGACCTGGGCGTCGGCGCCGGCCGCGGTGCGCCATCGGTAGCGCATCCGGACGTAGTTGGCCCAGGAGTCGCGGTCGACGTCCTCGGTGGGGTCGATGACGGTTCCTCCCACGCCGGTACGGAGCGTGTGGACCGGGTCGCCGGCCCTCGAGGGCGCCGGCAGGGCGTGCCAGGTGCGGAGGCCGTCGTCGTAGACCTGGGCGCCGTAGCGGTCGGCCAGGTCGAGGAGGGAGTCCCAGCGGTCCTCGACGGGGTCGAGGGTGACGGCGCCGGCCGCGGTCAGGTTGTGCTCGATGTAGGGCGCCGGCGATATGGCCTTGCCCAGGAGGTCAGCCACGGCCAGGCCAGGGGACGTCGCGGTGACCTTCTCCGCGACGGCCGGCGCGGCGTCGAGGACCAGGGCCTCGTCGGACGCGGCGGAGATGCCCAGGAGGCCGGCCAGGTGCGCTCGAGGGGTGCGGCGGACGCCCAGGTCGACCAGGGGCTGGACGTCCTCGACGCCGTCCGGACGGAGGTAGCCGGCGGAGACCTCGAGGCGGACGCCGGTGCGGGCGTCGACGCCCTCGAGGCCGGCGACCAGGGGGACGGAGAGGGAGGCCTCGACGCGCGGGGTGCGGGACTCGTCGAAGACGACAGAGGCGGAGGCCGTGTCGGGGAGCGGGAGGTCGACCACGCCGAACGATGGATGCGTGAGCGTCGCGCGGACGATGTGGCCCAGGTCCCCGCCCAGGAGGTCGGGGGTGTCGACCAGGTAGTCGCCGGCGCTCATGCCGGCCCCACGGCCAGGCGGTAGACGGTCGAGAACAGGGCGGGGACGTCCGCGATGGTGACGCCCAGGGCGACCAGGTCGTCGATGGTCCATCCGGCGGCGCCCAGGAGGTCGCCGGCGGGCGCCTCTGCCTGGGCGAACGCGACCGCGACGCGCCACTCCTGGTCGCCGGTGTCGGAGGTCGGGGAGACGCGGACAGCGTCCACGGTCAGGTAGAGGTCGAGGCCGGCGAACGTCGGTTGCCGGAACAGGGCGACCTCGGCCGCGGAGAGGACGTCGCGGACGTGCGCGGCCTCTTCGTAGGTAGCAGCTCGAAGAGTGAGCGTCCCTGTCTTGGCCAGGAGG